ACCCGCCCCCGTTGTGGCATACATACAACCCGCGCGCGCTCGCGCGCATAGCACATTCCGTGCCTGCCGCGCCCCCTCCCTGCCTAGCAACTTTCATGCCTACAGCCGGATGGCAATGGGGGGGGGGGTGGCTTGCCGGAGCCGGGGGTATCGGATGGTGGGGCTTTAGCCGCATTACCTCCCCACGCGCCACAGCCATTTTCGTTTCTCCCACGGATTACTCTCCCGTAATCCCCGCGAATAATCGGAAGGCTGGGGGGGGGGCTGCCGGAGCACAGGTTTCCGCCGGCTCGCGCTTGACAACGCGCGGCGCACAGCCTACAATCCCGTCACGATTAACTGATCTCCGCACACGCATAAGGGGACTGACATGGCTGAACCACTGATGGGAACGGAAAGCGCGGCTGGGGCGATCCAGCGGGTGAAATACACCCACGACGCGCTGATTGATATGATTATTGCGAATCCAGCGGTCTCGCAAGGGCAGCTTGCGGCGCAGTTCGGCTACACCCAGGGCTGGCTCTCGCGGGTGATGAACTCGGATGCGTTTCAAGCACGGCTGGCTGCAGGAAGATGGAGGTCGTGGACCCGCAGCTTGTGCTGTCGATTGACGAAAAGCTGCGCGCACTTGCCTCGAAGAGCCTGGATGTGGTACTGGACAAGCTTTCCGTGACCCAAAACCCGGACACCGCGCTCAAGGCTCTTGAGATCACTTCCAAAGCCCTCGGCTACGGTGCACGGCAGCAAAACCTCAATGTCCAGCAGAACTTCGTCGTTGCCCTCCCGCCGAAAGCCGCGAGCGCTGAAGAATGGGCAATTGCCCACGGACCGGAAGGCCGGGGGGTGGTTATTGACATGCCGGGGGCTGCTTTAGCAGTTCCATCCGGTGCCTGATTTTTTTTTAACTGACGTGAAGGAACTGAAATGCCTGCTATGAACCCTAATGACCTTACTGGCCACGGACTTTCCGGACTTGTTTGCCAGGAAATTGCGAAGCAAGTCACCGCCGGCTCGGCCAATGCCTCGAAACTTGCTGCAGCCGGCGTCACCCCCATCGCTGCACAGCGTGTAGCCGCTCTCGTAACTGGTGGAGAGTCGGACAGTACAACCCTGGCCAACGCCATCAACAAGCATCGCGTGAAGTGATGTTTCAGCCGGAAGTCGGGCAAACCGTCCTCTGGTCCCCGCAACCGGGTCCGCAAACCGCACTGCTGGAATGCCCGATCTTCGAGGTTTTCTATGGCGGTGCACGGGGAGGCGGGAAAACTGAGTCCTCCATCGGGGACTGGCTGCAACATTCCAGTCTCTACGGCGAAAACGCAATCGGCATCTTCTTTCGCCGCAAGCTCGTCCAGCTCGCGGAAGTCATCGCACGGACGAAGCAGATTTTCCCCAAGCTCGGTGCGAAGTACAACGAGCAGCAAAAAACCTGGACAATGGCCAACGGCGCTCGCCTGAAATTCGCCTACCTCGAAAGGGACTCCGATGCCGAGGAATACCAAGGTCATAACTACACACGAGTTTATGTGGAGGAGGTCACTAACTTTCCGTCGCCAGCTCCGATTGATAAACTCCGCGCAACGCTGCGCTCTGGCGCTGGTGTTCCTGTGGGGATGCGTCTTACCGGCAACCCTGGCGGTGCTGGCCATAACTGGGTCAAAAAGCGCTACATCGACCCGAATCCGCGAGGTTATCAGGTAATCTCGGAGGAAATGGAGATTGAAGTTGACGGGGTTAAGCAAATGGTTTCCCTGTCGCGGGTGTTCATCCCATCGAAGATTGGAGATAACCAGCTCCTGATGCGAAATGACCCGACGTACATTCTTCGGCTCCGCCAGTCCGGTTCCGAAGCCCTGGTCAAAGCGTGGCTTGAAGGGAACTGGGATATTGTTGATGGAGCGTTCTTCGACGAGTGGGACGAGTATGTCCATGTCTTACCAACGAACGAGTTTCTCGCCCTCCGCAACCCTGGAATGCTGTACTTCCGCGGATTTGACTGGGGGTCGGCGAAGCCCTTCAGCGTGGGGTGGTACGCCGTGCTGGATAAGGAGTACCGGATTGGGGAACGCACCCTGCCGAAAGGTGCAATGGTCAAGTACCGTGAATGGTACGGATCGACTGGGCCGAACAAGGGTTTGAAGATGACCGCCGATCTCGTCGCACAAGGGATTGTAGAACGCGAAAAGGGTGAGCGGATTCGCTACGGCGTGGCTGACCCCGCTATCTTCATCCGGGATGGTGGACCTTCCATTGGGGAGACGATGGCAATCCATAAGTGCTCCTGGCGCCGGGCTGACAACAAACGCAAGGCGGGGTGGGAACAGGTCCGACAACGGCTGGTAGGTAGCGGAGGTACGCCGATGCTGTACTTCTGCGACTGCTGCGAGGACACCATCCGGACTCTCCCGACCCTCCAGCATGACGAAACAGACCCTGAGGACTTGGACACCGAAGCCGAGGACCACGCAGCTGACGAAACCCGTTATGCTGTCATGTCACGGCCTTGGGTCCCGAAAGCTGCCCCGCCGCAAGGCTCGGGCTTGCCAAAACTTCCCGGTCAGTACACTATCAACGAACTTGTCGAGCGGCAGCGCCAGCGTCGTATGGAAGCCGCCGAAATCTGATCACCAGAGGTTAAAATGGACATTGGAAAATCCCTCTCAGGCGCTGTTGACACGGCCAAAGCCGACCCGAAGGTTCAAGCGTGGCTGAAGGAGGTTGACTCCGCGCGCAAGCGGGTTAAGGACTACCGCAAGGATGCTTCGCGTATTGTGAAGCTTTACGAAGGCGGAAAGGCGGCGGAATCCCCCTTCAACATCCTTTACAGCAACACCGAGACCCTTGCCCCAGCCCTTTACAACAACCCACCGCGACCAGTTGTTCAGCGCCGCTTCAAAGACGACGACCCCCTTGGCAAGGTGGCTTCGGATGTGGCACGGCGCAGCCTTGAGTTCCTGATCGACAACGAACTCGGGGACTACACACCCTTTGACGATCTTATGTCGCAGGCTGTGCTTGAGGCGCTCGTTCCTGGATCGGGGGTGACCTGGTTCAAGTACGATGCGGCGATCAGCGAGCAGCCCGAGCCAAACAACCCGACCGAAGGTCAGGAAGACGCCACCGGCGAAGGGGAAATCGAGGCAGAGAAGGGTGAAATTCACTCCGAACCCGCAGAACAAGTCGAATACGAGACTGTGTGCGGCGAAGCCGTGCCTTGGGACCGGTTCCTTCACGGCTATGCGAAGCAGTGGAAAGACGTGCCGTGGGTCGCTCGTGAGCACTTCATGACGCGAGATGAACTCGTTAAGAACTTCGGGGAGGAAATCGGCCACCGCATCCCGCTGAACATCAGCGGTAAGGCTCATGCCGAGAAAACTGACGACGGGGATGACGATTCCGAAAAGGTAATTGATGCCGAAGGCGTTGACCTCGGCCATGTATTCGAAATCTGGGACAAAGAGACCAAGATGGTCCGGTTCCTCGCCCCCAGCTATCCGCAAGGCTTTGTCAAGGAAGTGGAAGACCCGTTGCAACTCTCCGGCTTCTTCCCAATGCCCCGGCCGCTGACACTCTTCCAGAAGATCAGCTCGCTTGTACCCGTTTCCTTGTACACCATGTATGAGGAGCAGGCGAAGGAGCTCAATCGCATCACAGTCCGCATCAATAAAATCGTCCAGGCACTTAAAGTTCGTGGTTTCTACGATTCTACGCTGGAAGGTCTCGACAAGGTCCTGGCGGCGGACGACAATGTCCTGATCCCTGCGGAAAACGTGGCGGCGATGCAGCAGGGACAGACACTGGAAAAGGCTATTTGGCTCATGCCGCTGGAAAAGCTTGTCGCTGTGTTGCAACAACTTTACGTCCAGCGCCAGCAAGTCAAACAGATTATCTATGAGATTACTGGTATTAGCGATATCCTTCGCGGGGCGAGTGTGGCGTCGGAAACAGCCACCGCACAGAACATTAAAAATCAGTGGGGAACGCTGCGTCTGAAGAAGATGCAAAAGCAAGTTGCGCGGTATGTGCGGGATTGCCTGCGGATCATGGGCGAGATTGCGATGACAAAGCTCTCGCAGCAGACTATTGCCCAAATGACTGGCCTGCAGTTCCCGACCGCGCAGCAAAAACAGCAGGCGCAGGGGATAATGCAGCAAGTGCAGCAGCAGCAAGCTCAAATGCAGCAGGCACAGCAAGTTCCTGGGCAACCACCGGCGCCGCCTGTCCAGCCCCCGCCGCAAATCGTCGCTGTGCTCCAACTCCCGTCTTGGGAAGATATTATGGGGCTGCTGACAAACGATCTCCAGCGGAACTACCGCATTGACGTTGAGACGAATTCGACTGTCGATGCCGAGGCGACTGAGGACAAACAGAACATGGGTGAGTTCCTTAACGCTGTGGCCCAGTTCATGAACGGCGTAGCTCCGCTTGTTCAGCAAGGTACTATGCCGTTCGATGCTGCGAAGTCCATCCTCCTGGCCGTTACCCGTCGCTACCGCTTCGGGCCAGAGGTCGAGGATGAGCTGAAGAAGATGCAGCCCCCGCAACAGCAGGACAATGGGGCGGACGTGAAGGCTAAAGCCGACCTCGAAGCAGCGCAAGCTGAGCAGAAGGTCAAAATGGAAATGCTTGCGATGGATAAGCAGCTCAAAGAAGCTGAAACCGCCGCGAAACTTGAAGAACTCAAGCGCAAAGGGGAGTTGGCAGCTGCTCAACATGCAATGAAATTGCAAGAACTGCGGCTGAAGATGGCGATGCCGAAACTCCCC